GGTGTCTGAATACACCCCAAGTAGAGGGAATGACAAGTTTGTCCGTATCAATTCTGTGGCAGACCTGTTCCAATCGGGTAAAGTCTGGGCTCCAGACACCCGGTGGGCTAGAGAACTCATCGAAAACATGGCCGCTTTCCCCAACGCACCCCATGATGATGACGTAGACAGCGCCGTACAAGCGTTGATCCGCTTCCGGCAGGGTGGTTTCCTGCGTCTACAGACAGACGAACAGGACGAAATGCGGTCTTTCAAGCGCAAAGTAGCGTTTTACTGAGGATTTGACATGGCAACGAACTTCTCTCCCGAAATGATGCCTCTTGACATGGGTGTTATGACCGATGAACCGGCTCTGGAGATTGAAATTGAAGATCCTGAGAGCGTAAAAATTGGGATTGACGGGGTTGAGATTGAACTGATGCCGGAACCTGAGACTGCGGACACATTCGACGCAAATCTTGCGGAGTACATGGACGACGGGGAGCTTCAATCCCTGGCTTCTGAGCTTGTTTCCCTCGTAGATGCGGACATCAACAGTCGCAAAGACTGGACAGATATGTTTGTCAAGGGCCTAGAAGTCCTTGGCATGAAGTACGAGGAACGTACTGAGCCGTGGAACGGGGCTTGTGGGGTGTATTCACCACTTCTGACCGAAGCCGCGATCCGTTTTCAGTCGGAGATGATTACCGAGACCTTCCCGGCTCAAGGTCCGGTCAAGACGCAGATCATTGGCGCGGTTGACAGACTGAAAGAAGAAGCAGCAGAGCGAGTTCGTGATGACATGAACTACATGCTGACCGAGCGGATGATTGACTACAGGTCCGAACATGAGCGGATGCTGTACTCCCTTGGCCTTTCTGGGTCGGCGTTCAAAAAGATCTACCCAAACCCCAGTACGGAACTGCCTGCGGCTCCGTTTGTCCCGGCTGAAGACTTGATCATGCCCTACGGGGCGTCAAACGTATATACAGCCGAGCGTGTGACTCATGTCATGCGCAAAACTGAGAACGAAATCAAGAAACTACAGGTAGCAGAGTTCTACAGGGACGTAGAACTGGGTGAGCCTGTCAGGTTTTTCACTGACATTGAGAAGAAAAAGGCCGAGGAGCAAGGGTATACCCTTACCGATGATGATCGGTATCAAGTGTTGGAGATCCACGTAGACTGGGACATGCCGGGGTACGAAGATGAAGTTCCTTTGCCGTATGTGGTCACGGTCGAAAGAGGAACCAACACCGTCCTGGCCATCCGACGAAACTGGGAAGAAGGAGACGACAAGAAACTCAAGCGACAGCACTTCGTCCAGTACACGTACATCCCCGGGTTCGGGGCCTACGGACTTGGGTACATCCATCTGATCGGCGGCTACGCCCGAGCAGGCACTTCGATCATCCGACAACTTGTAGACGCTGGCACCCTGTCAAATTTGCCGGGTGGCTTGAAGTCTCGCGGCTTGAGGATCAAGGGAGACGACACGCCTATCGCTCCGGGCGAGTTTAGGGATGTGGATATTCCTTCGGGGAGTGTGCGTGACAACATCATGCCGCTTCCTTACAAGGAGCCTAGCCAAGTTTTGGCGGCTTTGCTCCAGTCAATTACTGAAGACGGACGAAGACTTGCGTCGGTAGCGGACCTCAAGGTCAGCGATATGAGCGCCCAGGCTCCTGTTGGAACAACGCTGGCAATTTTGGAGCGACAACTCAAGACAATGAGTGCTGTCCAGGCGCGGGTTCACGCTTCGCTTCGGATGGAGTTCAAGCTCCTCAAGGGCATCATTCGGGATTTCCTGCCTGCGGACTATTCCTACACGCCAGAGGGTGGTGATCGGTCGGTCAAGCAATCTGACTACGACCTTGTTGAAGTGATTCCGGTCAGTGATCCAAACGCCGCCACGATGGCGCAGCGGATCATGCAGTACCAAGCTGCACTTCAACTGGCTCAAGGTGCCCCACAAATTTACGACCTTCCTCAACTTCACCGGCAGATGCTTGAGGTGTTGGGTATCAAGAACGCCGAGCGGTTGGTAGCAGTTCCGGAGGATCAGAAGCCTCAAGATCCGGTGACGGAAAACATGAACGTGCTGAGGGGAAAACCTCTCAAAGCGTTTGCGTATCAGGACCATGATGCCCACATGGCAACACATCAGTCGTTCATGCAAGACCCGAAGGTGATGTCCACGCTGGGGCAGAACCCGATGGCTCAAGGAATGATGGCCGCACTCATGGCTCACATTGCAGAACATGCTGCGTTTGCGTACCGGGCTCAGGTTGAGATGGCTTTGGGTGTACCTCTGCCCGCCTTGGATGACGAGTCAAATGCACCGATAGCACCTGAAGATGAGAAGGCCCTAGCTCCGCTGATTGCCGCAGCCGCTCAGAGGACGATGGTGCAGAACCAAGCGATGGCCGCTCAACAACAAGCGCAGCAGATGGCCCAAGACCCGACGTTACAGATGCAGCAGGCTGAGTTGCAGTTGAAGCAAGCCGAAATGCAACGCAAGTCCCAGAACGACCAGATGGACTTCCAAATCGCGCAGCAAAAGTTGCAACTTGAAGCGCAACGTCTACAACTTGAGGCCCAGAAGAATCAGGGCGAAGACCCACGGCTGAAGGCTATGCGGGCGCAGCAGGAGTTGCAGCAGAAGGAACAAGCGCATCGCCAAAAACTCAACCATCAAGCGCAGCAGCAACAGGTCAAGATACAACAACAGGCTATGAAGGCAGCTCAACCCAAAGCACCGAGGCAGTAAATGGCAACCGCATTCGACGTAGTTATCAAAGAACTGGAAGAGCGCCGCGAAACCATCGCGCAGGCGCTTATCTCAGGTGCGGCAAAAGATTTTGCCGAGTACAAATTCATGACGGGTGAAATCCAGGGTCTTTCACGCGCTCATGCTTTCATAACCGACCTTGTGCGAAAGATGGAAGACGACGATGAGTGAACTACTTCTGAGCGACGGCCAAAACACCACCGTGTTGCCGCAAACCGACGAGGAAAAGGCCCGGCAAGTGCCTGATCCTGTGACCTACCACTTGCTCTGCGTTCTGCCTAAAGCGGAAGAAGCGTACGAAAGCGGTCTGGTCAAAGCAGGGCAGACCATGCACTTTGAAGAAGTGTTGAGTCCAGTTCTGTATGTCGCCAAGATGGGGCCAGACTGCTACAAAGATCCACTGCGCTTCCCCAGTGGGCCTTCGTGCAAAGTCGGTGACTTTGTGCTGGTTCGACCCAATTCTGGTACGCGGCTAAAGATCCACGGTCAAGAGTTCCGCATCATTAATGATGATTCGGTTGAAGCTGTTGTGCAAGATCCGAGGGGGATCAAGCGTGGATAACGATGAGTACCACACCTACGGCATAACCGACGATTTTGCTTGGTACGAACTGACTGCGATGAAACATACGTTGCAGCAGTTGACGTCTCGTTTTGAAAACATGGAGCGAACTTTGAAGTCTCGTTCTGTTGATCAAGGCCAATACCTTAATTACCTTGAAGACAAGATCCGCATGCTCAAAGCACTCGTCCCCCAAGACGCAAAGGAGTAACACATGAACGAATTTAAGTTCCCCGATGAGGTGGAAAAAGAAAAGCCCGCTGAAGAAAAGCTAGAGATTGAGATCGAAGGCGAACCCGAGATTGAGGTCGTAGACGACACACCTGAGCAGGACCGTGGGCGCAAGCCCATGAAGGAAGCTCCTGCGGAGGTCACGGACGACGAATTGTCTCAGTACTCTGAGGGGGTGAAGAAACGCATCCAACACTTCTCCAAGGGATATCACGAAGAGCGTAGGGCCAAAGAATTGGCTTTGCGTGAGCGTGAAGAAGCAGTGCGCCTTGCTCAGAACCTCGTGGAAGAGAACAAACGCCTACAGGGTAGTTTGGGCCAGGGGCAGCAGGCTTTGCTTGAACAAGCCAAGAAAGTTGTTCAAAACGAGTTGGATCAAGCCAAGCAGAAGTTCAAAGCCGCATATGAAGCGGGTGATTCTGATGCTTTGGTTGAGGCTCAAGAGGCGCTTGCCTCTGCCAAGTACAAAGCAGAGCGAGTAAACAATTTCAAGCCAGCAGTTGCACAACCACAAAATACTGTGGTACAACCCGCTCCACAGCCTGAGTATGTGCCTCAAGTCGACACCAAAGCCAGAGCGTGGCAAGAAGCCAATTCCTGGTTCGGGGCCGACAAAGAGATGACGGCGCTTGCTCTTGCGGTACATGAGAAACTTGTGGAAAGCGGGGTCAACCCAACAAGCGACGAGTACTACGAGAAGATC